GAAAAGAAAAAAGAATTAGAAGTAGCCGCTGGAGAAATGCACGGTTATTTTGCCTCTGCTAGTAAAGTACACAAGCACGGTAAAGGAAGAAGTTAATATGGCATTTAAGTTAAAGCCACCATATACGATAGATAACACGCCTATTTATAGAACTGGAACAGATCGTGAAATAAATGGTGAAACTAAAACAAACGGTGCTATAATAATAGCGGATGACATTAGTGATCCGTATCAATTAGAAAACACTATTAGCCACGAGAAGGTACACGTTGATCAAATCATGCGTGGAGATCTTGAGTTTGATAGTGAACATTATATTTGGAAAGGGAAAAAATATCCAATAAATAGCTTTAATACTGCGCAGAAAAGAAAAAAATCTCCGTGGGAAAAAGAAGCTTATAAAAAAGAAAAACACAAAAAACACAGACGATAAAACATATATATTATGCCTAATAAAAGCAAAGATAACGAAAATATCACTAAAACAATGCAAGACAAATCTGGAATATATCAAGATAGAACAGATGGTAAATTACCACAAGGTAGAGTTGCTCAACATTATCAAGCAATGGATGCTAAAATGGAACAATCCACTAATCCATTTGCTGAAAAACTCAGAAAATCACAAGAAGCAGAAGCAGCTGCAAGAGCAGCTGAGAAAAAGAAAAACAAAGAGTCTGATACCTGGTACAACGATACTGCTAATGACGGAAATATGGTTAGTAGAGCTTTGAGGAAAGCAGAATCATACTTGCCTGGACCTAGTGGTCAAGGTGGAAACACTACTTTTGGAATTTCTAAAAAATTGTAATTTTTAAGAAAATATTTAATATTTTGAATTTTTCTAAAACTGGATATTTACGAAATAGCCCTGATGTTAATAAACCCGTCAACTATATAGCTGGCGGGTCTATTACCATGAAAGGAGTAGACTTTAAAGTTTTAGGAATACCTAACAATGGGCCAGCTGTAGTAATGGAACCTGGTAAAGATTATGATTTTCCAGGTGCTGACTATGTAAAAGAAATACCTTTAAAATGAGTGAAACTAAAAAAACATTTAAAGAAACTAAAATCGGTGCTTTTCTGTCAAGTAAAGCTCCAAAGGTTTTAGCTGCTCTAGGTGATGTTCTACCTAACCAAGGCACACTTGGTGTAGTAAAAAATCTTATAACAAGTGATAATAAGATTAAGGCAATTGATAAAGAACAAGCTATGAAACTCATAGAGCAAGATATAGCTGAAATGAAAGAAGTTTCTAGCAGGTGGAGATCTGATATGAAGTCAGATTCTTGGCTTTCTAAAAACACTAGGCCATTAGCCCTTATATTCTTAACAGCGTCAGCTGTATTCATGATGGCTATAGATTCTTTTCACTTACAATTCGATGTTGATGAAGCGTGGATAAACTTATTAAAAACATTACTGGTGACAGTTTATGTAGCATACTTCGGAAGTCGTGGTGCTGAAAAAATAACAAAAATAAATAAATAAAAAATGGCAGCAGGAACAACAACAATAGATATAGCTGGTATAGAAGGAAATGAAGCGGCTCAACCAAGAGTATTTGCTCATTCGGCTAATGCTATAACATTACCAGCTCAAGCAGCTGATGCTTTCGTTTATACTTACCCAGCACCTCCAGATGACACAGCTGTTGTTATGTCAAGAGGAGCTTGTATATACGTAGGTGGTGCAGGAAATATTGATGTAGAATTAGAAAGTGGTGATAGAGTATTATTTAAAGGTGTAACAGCTGGATCTTTTTTACCTATATTAGCTACTAAAATATATGGTTGGGATGCAACTAATCCAACTCCACTAAAAACAACTACAGCTACTGATATAATAGCTTTATTCTAAATGAGTATGGGTATGGGATTAACTATCCCAAACATAAGTAATTTACCTGGCGTATCAAGACCAGGAGGAGCTGGATTTGCTAATAATTATAGTTTAAACTTTGTTAGAGCGAATTATAGTCAATTAAGATTTACTCCTCAAACAATGGGAACAACAAGCATTAGTCTTTGGTTTTTAACTGACATTGCAAATACAGGTAACTCTTCCAAAGGTATATTAGTTGGTCATAATATTCAACTCCCTCAAAGCGGCATTAGTGTTAGCGAAATAAATGGCAACATAAGAATATTATATGTATCCAATTCAGCTTTAAAACAATGGAATACAACAATACCTTTTGTAGTAAACCAATGGTATCATATTGTTATTACTCATAGTGGTGATAATTCCAATATTGTACAAGCGGCTATAAATGGAGCATCATTAGTGTCTCCAACATTTAACAACACTTTCACTACACCACCTATATTTGCCGCAGTAGGAAATCTTTGGGCTGCAAATCCTAATTTTGGTTTTGGCGGAAATATAGACGAATTTGCAATAATACCTTCAACATTAAGTGATTCTCAAGTGTCAAGTATATATAATAGTGGCAAGCCAAATAGTTTGCAATCTTTTAATCCATCTATATGGTATAGATTTCAAGAGGGTTCTGGTACTTCACCTCAAAACTCTGGTTCAGCATTAGTAAACTCAACAATTACTTACCCTGGTACTTACGATACTAACGTACCTTAACACAACAAAAACAACAAACAATAAAATCAAATAAAATAAAATAAAATGGCAAAAGCAAAAAAAATAACAAAAGAAGAATTAGAAAAAGCAACTAAAATTTCTCAAGAGTATAATAGTGTTATACAAGCTATAGGTAATTTAGAACTACAAAAGCAAGACTTTTTAGTGCAAGCAGCAAAAGTAAGAGCTAGTATTGAAGAAATTAAAAAAGATCTTCAAGAGAAATATGGAAATGTTAATATAGATCTTGCTACTGGAAAATACGAAGAAAGTGCAGAAGATAAGAAAGATTAGTATAGGCTCTGACTATAAGAATGACGCTATGCATTATTCAACAGGTCAAGAGGTTTACGGTGGACATATTATTAGTGATATTCTTTTTGAAAACCAAGATAATTCTTACAATATTTTTATAACTAAAAATGATGAAGTATTGCCTTGGAAAAAGTTTAACTCTAATATGGCAGTTTCAGTAGAATACGATTTAAAGTATTAGTGAAAAGTTTATATAGCTTTATAGTAAAACCTTTAGAAGCAAGGTATGACAATATTAGAAAAGTAGATGATAAAAATCTAATAATAAATACTAGTATTGAAAACCATATATTCGTGAGTAAAAAAGCTGTCGTTGTTTCGACTCCGGCAGCTTATGCTACTGACATTAAAATAGGTGACAAGCTTTATGTACATCATAATATATTTAGAAGATTTTATGATGTTAAAGGTAGAGAAAAAAATAGCGCTACTTATTTTAAAGACGACTTATATTTTGTTTATCCAGAGCAAATATATATGTATAATTTAAATTGTCATTTAGATTATTGTTTTATAAAACCATTAAACAACCAAAGTCTACTATACAACAGAAAAGAAGAACCTAATGTTGGTATAGTAAAATATTCTAATAAGCTCTTAGAAGCCGCAGGAATAATACCTGGAACACTTATTACGTTTACCCCAAACTCTGAATTTGAGTTTATTATAGATGGTGAGCGACTCTATTGTATGAAATCAAATGATATAGCTTTAACGCATGAATACCAAGGAAACGAAAAAGAAAATAATCCAAGCTGGGCAAAAGGCTATTGAGGAACTTATAAAGGTAGCAAAAGAAAAGATTGTAGACTCAGACGATGATGTAAGCGCTGACAGATTAAAAAATGCTGCTGCAACAAAAAAATTAGCTATTATGGATGCTTTTGAAATACTTACTAAAATTCAAGAGGAAGAAGATATGCTAAATGAAAAACCCAAAGATAAAGTTCAAAAGACTTTTAAAGGTTTTGCAGAAGGGAGAAGTAAGTGATTTACGAACAAACACTTTGGAAAGAAATTAAAGAAATTGTAAATCCTAAAATATTAGCTAAAAACAATAGATTTAAAAAATGGGAGTATGGTTATAACTCTGATTATGATTTTATAGTAATAAGTAAAACTGGAAGAATTGGACAAATCATTGAAATACAGAATCTCAGGATTGCTTTACCAGCAGCAGATGAACCGTTTAAACGAAGCGAAAAAAAAGCGGAGCAAAGATGGGAAAAAGCAGATTATCCAAAAGAATTAAGTAAAATTAAAAGTAGGTTTGATTGGGAAGAATATCCATCAGACTTTAAAGAACAGTGGTATGATTATATCGACGAAGAATTCAAAAGAAGAGAAAATGGTTATTGGTTTTACAATAATGGCTTGGTTACTTATATTACTGGTGCTCATTACATGTACTTGCAATGGTCAAAGATCGACGTTGGAGCCCCTGATTTTAGAGAAGCAAACAGACTCTTCTTTATATTTTGGGAAGCATGTAAAGCAGATGCAAGATGTTATGGAATGTGCTACCTCAAAAACAGACGATCTGGATTCTCTTTTATGTCAAGCGCGGAACTTGTTAACCAAGCTACAATATCTTCCGATGCTAGATTCGGTATACTATCCA